TATCTGCCAACTGACTCCGTTGCAACTCCACAATTCCAGATTGATCTAAAATCGCCTTGATGTAGGCCTCAATATGATCTGATGTATTTTTAAATCTCATTACAAACCCACCTCTCTCTTTGAACCTTGACTATCTTTGACTATACTATCATTTAACACTCTATAAGTCAAATTTTTAGAGCTCAGCCCTTGAAAATACTGACTTTCTTCAAAAACAATTAGGCATTAAATCGCCTTAGTTTTTCTTGAAAGTTCCTAAAAAAGTCCACAAAAAAGAGCCCTAAAACGGGCGTAATATCGACGAGTTCAGCAGGCAAGAAACTAGCACGGTCAAACGTGCTTTTTTTATTACCTAGCTCCATTATACCATACTATCCCTAACCTGTATATTCGGAAATCTAAAAGCCCCTAGATTAGTTTCTAAGGGTTTCTAGTTGATTCATGGAGTTTTATATGATGAAGCCCTAAAATGGGGCACCCTAGACTGCAGTTATTCAGCTGATAGCTACTTATATGCTTCTAGCTCTCCGTTCTGGCGGATTCTTGCAAAGTTTATGACGGCTATCTGTTTGTATCGGTAGTAGCTAGTGGAGCTAGTACCTGCCATTTCCACGCATTCGCTCATTGTTTTCTTTCTCATGTAGCAATATGATGATTTTGATGAACTTACTTATTTGACAAAATGATATATATTTAATAATATATAGTTACTAACCTAGGGGAAATCCTAGTGCAAATAACCTGGTTGGCACAAGCTGCCACGCAGAAACGGTAACTATAAATTTAGTTACCGTTTTTTGTTGAATTAAAAATAAAAAAATCCCCACACTCTCCGACAGCTAAATTTTCAGGTGTGAGAAAATCATCTATGAGAAATAACCATTCAAAAGGTTGCTCTCTTATTCCCATTTTATCAAATAATGAATGATAAATCACTTTCTAGCACGTTCATTCTCTATCTTATTGATATCATGGACAAATGTTTCTAGACTATCTCTGATTGAATTTTCATGCTTACTAGTCAAATTCCACTGATCAGGGAAGACAAGTTTCCAAGCTTCTTCATCTACCCTAACTTGGTTTTCACTTCCTGCCATCCTCTGGAATCTCAGAAAGTAAGTCATCCGCTTTCTACTTTAAAGTACAAGGATAAAAGCTTAATTTCTTTTCCTAAATATCTTCCTTTTTCAAAACTAATCTTTTTCTGATAAATTGGTAGGTTTTTACCCCCTTTTTGTCTGAAGTGCTCCGACTTGGAAAAAGTTCCCTTCACCGGTACCCTACTGGACAGAAAGATTTGTTTAAAGGTGGGGGGAGTCAATATCCTTTCAACTCAACAAACCTTTTAGCAATTACCTTTCTACGACTATTTATATAACGAGTAGTTTTATTTAGTTTCTCTGCCACGTCTTCCCAGGTCACACCAGCTTCTAAAAATCTCATTTTAAAAATGACTAGATCACTTTCAATTAAGTTTTCCATCAAGGTATCTACAACTAGTTTGAAGCCTTCTAAATATCTTAGCGTTTGGTCTTCTTCAATTCTAATAATAGTTGCTTCAGTAGGACTATATACTGTCTTGCCTTTCCCACCAGTATAATCTTCAGCGCTATGTTTCTTATTATGTATCAGTTCCTGTCTTCTCAAATAAATTTTATTAGCAATCGTTCTATATCGCCCTAACTCAATATCTATCCCGTCCAGGTCTCTATTACTCAGCTCGTACATCGGTAAGTACCTCCACTTAAATTTTAAAAATTTTTTATCTTGCAATTTGTCAAATTATAAATTCTGTCAAACTGACAAAAAACGCTAAAAGCCTGCCAATACTCAAGTTAGAAGCTATTACTGTTTTAAGTTTGACAACTCTTCAATATGACAAGTTCAAGGGGAATTTCTTTAATTTATCCCCTCAGTTTCTCATATCTTACATTCTGTGAAACTCACTCCATTCTGTAAACCCCTGATATACCTTGCTTTCAAGCTATTACTTCTTTTCAGTTTATGCTTACTTTGTTATGTGAAACTTAGTAAAGCATAAAAGTAGGACTAGCGATATTTCTTTTGTTTGAGCCATATATCACTAGCCTTACTGAATTTGTAACCTATTTTTCTAAATACGCTTTGATATCCCGATATTCCTTAGAAAAATTCATCCATCCGCTAGAATCAGGGGTGAAGAATGGTAGGACAGTAAGCGGACTTACTTCTGTTCGATACGGCGATAGAGAATATCTCTGACTTATTTCTCTGACTACACCTGTATGAATTTCTTCTACATCCTTCTTCAGTTCTTGAATTTCATCATATGCGTCCAGAATTCGTCTAAGTTTCTCTCGGTATTGTTTATAGATCTTCTTAGTTTCCATCCGTTGCTTAGTTTCTTTAAAAATGTATTCAAAGATGACTGCATTAGCTTCTGAAAAATCACTATCAAATTTTTCCTGAAGGCCATTAATAGCTTTTTCCATCTTTTCCAGCTGCTCTAAAGATTCTAAGTTATTTGACAAAAAAGAATCTATGTTCTCAAATGAAACTGCTTGATTGCCTAACAGGCTTTTCCTTTTTTCGCTTAACTGTTCTCGTGCTGAATTAATCTTACTTTTTTTATTATCTAAATCATCCAGTGTATCAAATACTTGATTAATATCCATTTCTTTCTCCTAGTTCCATTGAATAAAGTAACCACAATCTTCTTCAACTTTTTTTACATCAAATCGGGTATGTAAAATCAACCGTTTCCCAAAATAGTCATTCGCATTCACCCAACTAAGTGTATCTTTCTTTCGATCAAACAAAGTAACAAAGTTTTCTAGATCTCCAATAAAGCCTTTTTTGTCACCTTTATTCCCTAATGTTGTATCATCTACAATTAAAAAGTTATCTACAAAGAATGTTTCACTTGTTCCTGTCTCTTTATCAACTTTAAGAAGATAATTTCCTGAAGTGTCTTTCATTTTGTCTAAGACATTAAATAGTGATTGACTAATAACCATAGATACATTGCGCTCTGGATTGATTAAAGAAACAATAGATTTCAAGTCGTCCATACTTGTAGCAGTTTGCACTTTCGCAGTTTGGATAATTTTCCCAATCTCTCTATTTCGTGTTCTACGTTTTAATTTAATAATCTTCTTACCAAGAAAATCCGTTAAATTATATTGGCCATCATCTAATTGTTCCTGTGAAAAATCAAGTTTTCCACTGAATAATTTAACTAAGTAATCAACGCTGATAGTTTTCTTTTTATCTACTTCTGTTCTCTCAACCGAATTTTCGCTAACTTCTTGTAATGAATCAGATTCAAAGTCAGTTACTTCATACTTCCCACCACGGGTACGAGTCTCAATAACATTTACTAGATCAACCAGTTCTTTACGTTGATGTTCATCTTCGTAACTATCAAGGATTGGTTTTTCAATGAGTACATGATTATTTTCTACGTTCATCCCTCTAGTGTTATAACCTGTACTTCGGATATAAGCTTCTAGATTTTCTTTTTGTTTAGCTAAGTTAGTTGTCATTCTTTTGCTCCTTTATCTTTTAATATCTGATTTTTGTTTATAATTTTTTCTAAAATTCTTAGCTCTTAGCTTTTCTTTTATGACTCTCCGAGCCTTTAGAATCATTTTTTCTAGATTTTGATTTGTCTTGTTTGTTAACATATTTTTCTAGTATTTCTTGTTTTCTCTTTTTTAAGCTATCATCTTCTTTTTTACACTGAGAAAAGATTTTCCGTCTTTTATCTGGATCCATAGAAAACTTATTGGCTACTACATACCCTAAAGAAGTATCTCCTGTCATAATACCCACCTCCTTTCAATGCAAACAAAAAGGGACATACCACTAGCACTACTTGCTTTCGGTATGTCCCTGAGTTGTTCTCAATAGACTTATTTTTTTGTTTCTTTTTTGACTAGATGGGTGAATTTCCCATCTGAATAGAATAAAGTAATTTCTCCAAAACTTGGAACTTTTTCTATCTCTATTATACCACATTTTTCGTAGACAACAAAGCCTTTTTCTGTTGCAAATCGCATTTTATCAACATTCATTGATATTCTCCCCTCACTGTGTTTATAGTGTATCTCTTATCTTTAATCGTGAAAGCCTTGAAAGTGTTCCCCTCTAAACCTTTCAAAATTCTACTTGAGTTTCTAGCATTATAAACAGTCCGCAGTTCACTACTATCTAGGTTCGTGTTAAAAATCGTAGTTTCTCGATTATTGATAATATCAAACAAGAAATCCTGTTCCCAGTCGCTCTTAGGAGTGATTGTTCCATTTTTTGCCCCCAGGTCATCGATGATTAGAAAATCTACATCAACAAGCTTTTTAACTGCCTCATACTCTGTTAAGTTTGCATTTCTTCCATATGCCCATCCTTCTTTTATCTGCTTGATAATCTCGGTTAGGCTGACAAACAAAACACTCTTAGACTCGTTCTTCTCCCTGAAACTTTCATTGATTTCTTTAGCAAGTGCAAGAGATAAATGACTTTTCCCTATTCCTGTGCTACCACTGATTAAAGTATTCCCCGTCATACCTGCAAGGTACTTCTGGGCTTGACCTTTTACAAAATCTAACATCTGACGCTCCTCTGTCGTCTTAACAAGGAAATTATCAAATGTCGCTCCTTTTAACTCTTTAGGAATTGTACTATCACGCATTAAGACATCATAAGTTTTAAAGTAAGCCTGGCTGTCCTCAAACTGCTGTAACAAGTCTTGCTCTTTTTGTTTAATCTCTCCCTTCACACACTCCGGGCAAAAAGCTTGTACTTTTCTTTCTGAACTCCCTAAAACTGGTACAGAAATTTCCCAATAATTTACCTGGTGAATATCGCAAACCGTATCCGATATTTTTCTGTTATTAAATTCTTTAAATTGTTCCTTCATCTTTGCAACTCCTAAAATGGTAGGTCTGGGAAGTTATCTTCAGACTTCCCTTTTATGGTTTTAGGCTTTTGATTCAAATAACCGTCAAACTTAGATCCGAAAAGTGTTTCAGGTCTCAGATATTTAGAAAATTCAGGACTATCCTTCCATTCTGCCGTTTTTATATCTATCACCTGTTTAAAATCTTCAAGTGTATAGCCTTCTTTGAATCGTGCTAGTAAAAGCCTTTTTGTCTTATCAACAAACTTATACCTCTTATTAGCTACTTGATTCAGATAAACAATAGGAATCCAAAGTTCTTTATATTTTGTTTTCTCTAAATCTTTTATAGCTGTTTCTTCAAGCCAAGTAGGAAAATTGTAGTCGGGATTTCCCGACAATATATTATCTAAATATAAATTATTACTCTTACTACTAACTCTATTCTCTTTCTCTATCTCTGTTGGACATGAGTTGGAAATAGTCTTTTTATTTTGGACATTCTCCAATTTTGGTATATCTTGACTATTTTTTCTTTGGTCTCGCTTGTATTTTGCCCAGTTTGTTTCACTCTCAACCATGGCTTTTGCTTGTGATAATGTAGCATGGCCATCATCATCGATCTGAATTAGTCCGCATTTTGTAAAATATGCAAGCGTCATATTTATATCATCTTCAGAGACATCCAGTTTTAAAGCTAATTCCTGTACCAAACTATCAAAATATCCTTCATAGTACAAAATACAATCATCTTCTAAC